AGAGAGGTCGAAGACAAAAAATACTTGGATCCTCAAACAGGTAAGTTTGTAGAGGAGCCTAAGCCCCTTCAAGGAGATGTCGTTCAATCTAAAGAGGTGATAAAGATACCCTCTGAGTTTGGGCATAAGAAAAGTTATTATCCAATATTTCCTCAAATTGAGTATGACCGAAAAAAGAGATATAAGGAATATGAGGATATGGACGGCTACCCAGAGATATCTTCTGCTTTTGATATTTATAGTGACGATTGCACTCAAGAAAACATTGATGGGACACCTTGGAATATTGTCACTGATGACGACATGACAAAGGTAGAGGTGGAGAATATGTTTAATGAAACAAACATGATTCGATACTTGTGGGATATATCTAGAAACATTGTAAAGTATGGTGACATATTCCTAGAAACCATTGTTGATCTTAAAAATGTAAAAAGAGGCATTCAAAGAATAAAGATATTAAACCCTAACTTTATTTTTAGAGTTGAGGATGAATTTGGATACTTAAAGCAGTTTTTACAAGAGGTTCCAAACAAAAACGACTGGACAACGTATGGATCGGTTGGTCCTGCTCTTGATGATGCAAGGATGATAAATTTAGATCCCGGTCAGATAATCCATTTCCGTTTACATACTTCAGATCCGACTCACTATCCTTATGGCAAATCTATTGCAGCGGCTGCTCGCGTTACTTATAAGAGTTTGAAGATGATGGAAGATGCCATGCTCATATATCGCCTTGTGCGGGCTCCTGAGAGACGAATTTTCTACATTGACACAGGCTCGTTGCCATCTTCTAAAGCTGAGATGCATATAAAAAAGCAGATGGACAAGTTCAAGAAGAGAAAGAGCTACAACTCTAGAACTGGCAACATCGAAGAGAACTTTAATGCCTTAGCAGCCGACGAAGATTTTTACATTGCTGTTAATGGGAAGGGCACTGGGACAAAGATCGATACTCTTCCTGGGGCAGAAAACTTAGGTGAGGTAGATGATGTCAAATACTTCAGAGATAAGTTACTAGCGGCTCTCAAAATACCAAAGGATTACATTGTAGAAAAAGATCAAGCTCCTGAGCGTAAGGCTAACTTATCTCAGCTTGATGTTAAATTTGCCAGAGTAATCACCAGGATTCAAAAGTCCATAGAGATCGGTCTTGAAACTTTAGCCAAAAGACACTTAATGCTTAAAGGCTTCCCAACCACAATTATCAATAGTTTAAAGATAAAGCTGCCTGCTCCTTCCGACATGGCTTTGAAGAGAATGCTTGATACAGATGAGCAGAAGGCCAGAGTCGTGCAGGCTGTTAAAGGGTTGGGCCTCTTCCCCACAGAGAAGATTTATAAAGACTACTATCAACTATCTGACAATGAGATTGAAGAAATAAAGAAAGGATTAGAGAGAGATCAGAATGATCCTTCTCTTGCTAAAGCAATGGGGCCGGGATTACCCCCACCTGCTGGAGGTCCAGGATTACCCCCTCCCGCAGGAGATCCTTTAGGAGAACCGCCCCCGCCGCCTGCTGCTGAGCCTCCTAGAGAGTCTAAAAGCTTGGACTATGATGTAATGAAAACATTAGCTATAGAGTCTGGATGCGATGATGAACTAATAACTTTGCTTGAGGATATGAGAAGCAAAGAGCATTTTAACAAAGTAAAGCCTAAAGACCTCTCTAAATAATTTTGTAACAAGTGTATTTAATATGTTAACAAACCTGATTGAAAATCGTGGAAAAGAGTTTAGCAACCTAATTAAAATTGGTGACTACTTAGCTCGCACTCTTAGAGAGAATGTAGAGCTTTTCTCTGTTGAAGAAGGTAAAGCTACCTACCTGAGTGAGCATGGCTCAGTGATAAGTGGTGATTACACATTCAAGCCAACTTTAAAACTTTCTAAAATTGTAGTTGAAGATGCAAAGGTTCTTGAGGATAAAAAATGCTTTGATGAAGCCGCTGATAAGAAAGTGACGTTAATTCTTAGTAACCTTATAGAGAACGACTATCAATCGGCAGAGGGTTCCTTTGATGATATCCTTTCGATGTATGAAACAAAGCTTACCTACGAAAGAATTAAGAAAAGGCTTGAAGAGAAAACATCTAGATTTGGGGAATCTACCAAAATAGTTTCTTCTAAGGAGTTTACCCGTGTCAATGAGCTTAGAAGCCAATTAGTAGATTTCTTGAGAGAAAACAATGACATAATGCAGTCGGAAACCTTGAAAACAGGTCTCAAGCTCATAAATCTAGTTTCCACCAGTTTCGATCTTCCTAAGAGAACCATAGAACAAATTCAAGAAAGTGGTGAAATTACTGTTAATTTTGTCGGCAAGAACAATCTCTATGAGCACCTGTGCAGGAAAGAGCTTATTCAAAAAGAACTTTTAGAGGCTAAAAGTAACTTTGAAAACATATGGATAGATAGTCCTAGTGTTCAAGATTTAGCTTCTTTGGTGTTTGAAAGTGACACTGATTCCTTGAGACACCAAGTGGCTCAAGTTGTATCGGACTCCCCCTATTTAGCTTTATCTACTAAAAAACAAATATCTAGCCTGATTAGTAATTGTCTCTCTGTGAATGAGGTAAAGGTTAGTAAGGGGGATTTAAATAAGTTTGCTTCAAAGATTTATGAAATGAAGAAGCCAATCAAGAATTACGTTCTTGATGTTTTAAACGAGAAATACGGAATAGACGTTAGAAAGCTAGATGAAGTTCCTACTTTTAGGACACTTACTTTAACAGAAGGTGAGATTATTAATCAAATAGCGGCTATTTCTCCTGAGGAATCAGTCATTCAAAAAACATTAATTGAGTTTGCAAACTCGCTTCAATCAAAGAATGGAGTAGAGTCGATAGACCTTGCTGTTTTCCTTGAAGACTTGTTTAGTGAAGCCGGTCATCAAAACTCAATAAATGAAGCTAGTCTTATGGACTACATGGACTTTACAAAAGTGGCAGACGATCTTGGTAAGATAGGTAAAGTTTTAAAGATGCTGGTTCCTGCCGTAGATAGTGCTGCTGAAGAGTTAAAGGCTGAAGCAGATAAGGAAGTTTCTGATGATGGCGATAGTATGCCTAAGGAGGATCCATTAGGCGCCCCCGATGATTTAGATAGTGATTCAGAAGTTCCCATGGATAAGCCTGATATGGATGCTGAGGAAGCGGCCCAGGAAGTCAAAGACGAAGATGAAACGATGAAGAAAGACCAAGAGCCCGAAGAAGAGGCCGAAGAAGAGGAAGAAGAGCCTGAAATGTCACAAGACGAATTAACTTCTCTTCTATCTAAACTTGAGGATCTTTTAGACGATATAAAACCTGAAGAAGACGGAGAAAAAGAAGAGAAGAAAGATCCTGAGCAGTACAAAACTTAAGGAATATAAATGACTTTCAACAAGATACCTCTCGCTATTGGGTTTGACTCGGCAACAGGTAATGCATCAGGTTTAACTGAGTTCACACTAAATTTAAGCGATGTCGGGGATGTATGCACTGCAATACCAGATGTGGGTCAGGTATTAGCGTATAGCAGCAACGGCTTTTGGTGTGCATCGACCATACCTACCGGAGGGGGCGGCGGAGGAAGCACGCAGAATTTAGCGTATATTTCCTCTGATACTCAAGGAACTATAACCATCACAGGCGGCGATTCTGCTGTTATTCCCGACGTTGACTCTACTAATGCGGGATTGATGATTCCTGCTGATAAGACTCTGTTAGATACAGTAGAAACCGGTGCAGAGCCAACCAACGCAACTACTGTAGCAGCAGCGGGCGCCATAATGGACTCGGATAATCTAAATGCGATTAACGATGTAGATTATAGTACAGCCCCTGACGGTACGATTCTCACTCGGCAAAATGGCTTTTGGAAGGCTGTCAGACTTGATTTAGCGCAAATAAATCTGGCGGATGGTTCAGAAGACTTTGGCGGTAATTCTGTAAAACTTGATCACGGTGCTCTATCTGGTCTTGGGGATGATGACCATACTCAGTATGTGTTGTCTGCCGGTACCAGAGCTATGACAGAGTTGACAGTTAACAACAATATCTCAACCTCTGGTATTATCGCTAAAAATATCGTGCCAAATTCTGAGGACGGTCTAAACATTCGTGCGGTAAACATATCAGGAACAACGAGCGTTTCTTCGGCCAGTATCACAGGCACAAATGTAACTGCAAATGAACTAAGCCTATCGGGTGATCTAAATATTCCTGATTACACAAGCCTGACGGGTGCAGGAGTTCCCATGGTTCTTCATAGGCAAGTTGGAGCCCCGGTAGCATCGTCTAACTCTACCAGCCTTGCAGAGCTTGTATCTTTTACTTTACCTGCTAACTCTCTCGCAATAGGTGACATCGATATTAGGATTAGAGGCCGTCAGCTTGCACAGGGTTCAAACCTTAGATGGAACTTTAAGATAGGTGGGACTAATATACTTAATTCCAATATATCTCAAGGCACATTTTCAGACATGAGTGTGTATAATATGCATATTCAGATATCAAAAACGGCAACTGATAAGCAGTTAGTAACCGCTAATTTCACACAATCGACAGGCTCAAGTTCGGCGGCTGGTAAAGGTAGTTGGGCAGGTACACACCGCGTCGGTCAAATCGCAAATGATGGTGTTACCGCTGATGAGAGCACTGCATTAGCTTTATCTCTTGAGGCTCAACAAGCTAATTCGGCGCAAATAGTTACCGTGGATCAGTTTAGAGTTACTCTGATACCTGATCCGGCCTAACCTAGAAGCATATCACCACGCTTAAGCGAATTGAATAGTCGTGTGTAAAATAGCTCTCTTAACGAGTCTAGCTCCCTGATTAAGCTTGTAAGATTTCTTACAGAAGCTTCGTCAACCTTACCCTTAGATTTCATTTCTTTAAGCAAGTCTATACAGGAATCGATCATATTTTTCTGATCTTTTGTAATTTTGTTGATTGTATCAACCTGTACTTCTTTAGTTATAACTTCAGAATTTGGCATTTATTACCTCGAATCTTAGTCTTTCGTAGTGTTTTATTCTCTGTTTTGAGTGGCTTTCCAAGTATGGAGCACGATCGTAAAAGTCGTAGAAGTACATAGTATCTTTACCGTCTGCTTTACGTATACCTCTACCTAAACCTTGTAGCGTCGGAACTTCACCTGATAAGCCTCTGGCATTAATCATATGAGTAATTTCATCAATACTAATGCCAGTTTGCATGACGTTTGTGCCGATAATAGTAGCAGCTTTTTCATCCTTTACAAACTTATTAATGATTTCATATCTAATATCTATATCGTCCTTACCCTCAATGGTGTAGCAATTGCTAATTCTTTCTTTTAGATTATCAAGGTGCTTCAAGTTTTTTACAAGAATTAGAATTTTAGGATTTTTATTAGATTGATATATCTTTGATACAATTGATTTAATTTTATCGTTGCGCTTATCACAATTGACCACGCATTGATCGTAAATATCAAGATAGGATAGTCCACCCCTAACCGCCTCATTCAAGGATACATTCGTATTTTCTACAATTTGAATTATGGGCTTTGCCAAAGACCCATCCTTAATCAAGTCTTCTGCTGTTCTAGTTGTATAAACTGCTCCAAAGGCTCCCTCTAGAACCATCCTGGCGTTAATATCCTTAGCGCACTCCCTAGGGGGCGTGGCTGTAAAAGCTAGCCTGTAGGAAGCATTAGGAAAGCTTTCAATTGCTGCTATGGTTGTCTCTCCTTTGCAGAATTGATGAGCTTCATCTACCATTAAGATCTCCGCTTCTTGAAGGTGAGTGTCAATAATCTTATCAATACTTTGAACAGTAGATAACATAATTTGACCGGGAACATATCCTTCTCCTGAGTTATATCCCAGGTTTTTTATGTTACACTTTTTAAAAAATTCGTAAGTTTGATTTAGAATTCCTTTTTCTCTAAAAAGTATAACTGCTTTTGGATTGTCTCCCCATTGAAGGGCAGCTATGCACCCTGCCATTATTAGAGTTTTACCAGAGCCTGTTGGGCTATCAATAATTGCCCTACGTCGCCTAAGACATTTAATTATGGCTCTCTCTTGATATTCTCTATATTCAAAGTTGCCTAGTTTTGGTATATAAAATTCTTCTGGTTCAGGCTTATTTTCAATAACAACACTCTCGGCTCCAATTTCATTTAAATCTTTTAATATTCGAGATAGTAAGCCTGTTTTAAATTTTCCCTTGGATCCAAAGTACCTTTTTTTACCGTCCCACCTCCTGTTCTTGTAGGCCTGCGAATATTCATACCCAGGGACTGAGAATGAATATTTTTCTCTAAGAGCGGATATGATTTTAGGGTTATCGGTAACTAGAGTAGAATTTAAATTGCCTACATCTATTTTCATATACTATAATAGTAACTGTAGCGAGAGTATTATATGAGTAAAAATGTAAAGATCACAGGAGATTCTAGAGAAGAAGCTTTAGATATTTTATTTGGAGATGCCTCTGACGAGTCTCAGGTAATAATAGACTTGCCCTCCAGGGGTAACTTCTACCCAGGTTTTAAAGGAATTGAAATTAAGCCTCTTACTTTTTCAGATGAGCAGAAAATATTAGGATCAAGAAATCCTCAGGAAGACTTGGTGTCTAAACTTCTTGAGAAAACAATTTCAGGAGTGGATGTAGATGATTTAGTTTCCATGGATAAGATGTTCCTATTAATGAAAGTTAGGGAAATTTCTTATGGAGAAAATTATGAATTTAGCATAACCTGCCCAGCTTGCGATACTTCTGTACAAACATCGTTACATCTTTCTGATCACCTTAATATAAAGAAAGTGCCAGAAGACTTAGAAGATCCAAGAGAAATTATGTTGCCTAAGCTAAAAGTTAAGGCAAAGGTTAGATTTCCAAGAAGCCGTGAAGAAGTTCTAATCACTAACCCTGACGATATTATCAAGAATATATACAGATTCGTTACATCAATCAACGACAATAAGGATCCCGTGTTTATATCCAAAGCAATCAAAAGAATGCATATAATGGATGTAAAGAAGATAGTTGGGGAAGTTTCCATGACGGACTATGGCATAAATCCTAAATTTATATTTGAATGCCCAGAGTGTAACTACTCAGAGACAATGTCGGTGCCCTTGGATGTTGGTTTTTTTTCAGTGAGCTAACTGACAGTTTATCCTCAGAGGATCTTCTTTATCAAGCGTATATACTTATAAGTAAAGTAGGCATCGGATACTCAGATGTAAAATCCATGACTCAGAAAGAAAGGTTGTCTTTCATAAAGTTTTACACTGAGGAGATAAAGAAGCTGGAGAGTTAGCATGAAAATTAACGGAAACCAAGTTACCACAAGACATGAAAGACCCACTGTTTTAGGGCCAACTGCACTTTTATTATACTTCATAAATGATGGGCAATATGTAGACCCTCAAGCAATTAGTGGGGTTTCAATATTTGCTGCATCTGACAATCAGTCTCCCAGTTCGGTTATAAGCCCTGACGGGGAAATTAAGCCCGATGCATCGAGTAATGTCCTTATGCATTTTTCTAACCAAGATGCTAATACTAACAGTTCAGACTTTGATCCATCTAATTACAATGCGGGAGATTCTGACGCTAATGGTATTTATAAATTAGATATAGGAAAATTTGCTTGTGTGCTAGACAAGCGTGTCACCACGGGTATATTTAATCTTAGCGGCGAAGCCACGATAAATAATAGAGTCTCCTCAACCGGAGATTATATCGATGTGTGGACGGTACAGAGAGTCAGTGACAACGTGGATCCTGACGGTGGATCGGACCTGGACACCATTATTAATGAGTTTACTCTAACTGAAGATAGATTTTTTGGTGTTACAGAGCCTCTACTATTCAGGGTAGCAACTAGATTAGAGAATAACCATGTTGTTTTAGGTTCAAAAGTAGATCTCAAGTTTACCAATGAATTCACTCTTGAGAATGCCAACATCGATCGTAGTATTGTAAATCTTTTTAAGATGTCTTTAGTTACTGATCCAATGATTGAGATTTACAAAAAGAATCAAGATAGAAATTTAGGATCTCGCATTGAAGTGTCAGGATATTCAGACACATCTGGCCTAATCGACACAACATCTGAAAATACTGTTATATTTACTTTAGATACAGAGGCTCTAAAGACTCACCCTGAGTTGCTAAACGGTAACTTAGGATCTTTAACGGGTACCTATGTTGCTAGATTAAAATTCAACGCACTGAATCAAACCATAGTCTCAAATGACATGGCCTTTATCATACGCTAAGTAGGTTAGATAGAGAGAGTCTAGTTTAACTAATTTAGAGGCTTCTCTCTTCAAAAACTCTGATCCCTTTTTAGTGAGTATCTCATTCCAGTCCTTGAACGGGCTTGGAGGTACTACGGACATGAGATCGTCTCTACGAACCCAGTGAGCTAGACTCATAAACTTCTTCCTGCCTTTAGTCCCAGCTTCATCACTGTCAAAAGCGCAAACTAGAGGCCCCATGTATTGACTTAGCTGCATCATCTGCTCACGGCTCGTAAAGCAACTTAGGGTAGTAGTAGAATTAAGACCTACTGCCTGAAGGCTGAGGCAATCGAAGACGCCCTCAGTAATGTACAGAGGCTCCT